ACTTTCTGCTGAACCAGTAATATTAGCAAATTCTTTTTCTAATCTTAAATCTTCATTTCTCAAAGATAAATCTAGCTTTGAACTAGCTCCTTCTCTTTCTTTGTTTAATAATTCCATTGCAGTTCCAGATTGAGCTAAGTCTTGTGTTCCTAATACAAAATCAGATTTTCTTCCTATATCTTCTGACGCATTTAAAAAATCTAAAAATGTATCTTCTTTTTTAATATCAGAACCTTCTAAAGCCATTTCTAATTCAATTCCTTCTGCTTGACCTACATCGTTTATAGCAGAGCGTAAAAGTTGTTGCTGACTATCTATACCACTTTTTACTCTTCTATTTATATCACGCCCTTTAAAAAAACTATAAACACTAGAACCTACATCAAAAGCTAGCTTACCAGCCGTTAAAAATGCTAATGCTGGATTATATTCTTTTAATCCTGTTTCTGGATTAATAGTACCAGAACCGTATTCTTTTACTACTTCCTCAGCATCCAATCCATATTTATCTAAAATATCAGCTTCTTGTTTATTTACATGAGCTAGCTCGCCATCAACATATCGTAGCTCTGTATCGCCATATCTGCCTTTTGTTTTTAAGTGATTATATAAATCTGTCATCTTTTTAACCTCCCAAATATTCCACGATTTTCTTGTCTTAAACCTAGTATTTCATCAATATCTATTCCCATAGAAGAATATCTATTTAGCTCAACTTCTCTATACGGAGCTATTTTCATTGCATCTGCTCTTTCTTCATCTGTCAAAGGTCTACCTAAGGCTTGTTCTGTTCCTTCTATTTGTTGTGATATAAAATCTGTAAAATCACTTAATTTATCGCTAAGGTCTGTACTAACATCTTTAAATGAATTAGTATTTACATCAAAAAATGTTTCATCACTTATAGATTTAGCTTCCTCACCTCTTAATACAGCTTCTCCAGCTTCTTCTTGATTAGTTAAAAAAGACATTAAACTACCTTCAAACCCACCTCTTTTTGCAGTTTTAAACTGTTCATTGGTTTTAGCTATGTCAATACCTGCTCCTAATGTAGAGCTTATTGCTCCAGTTATTCCTGCAATTTCTCTTTTTTCTATATCTGCTTCTATCATAGCTCTTCTAGTAAACATATTAGCCATACGACTTGCACCGTATGCTTGACCTCTAAGTTTTCCTAATTTTCTTGCTCTTGTCGACATATTATGTACCCATTGGTGTTAATGTTGTTTGATATAATTGATTACCAACACGGATAAATTGTATCACGTTTGCTCCAACTTTTCTAAAAACAGGAACACCATCTTGCAATTCAGACAAGGTTGGTTGACCTAAATCAACAAACTGTCGTTCTTGACGTTGTGCTATTGATAGTCGTTCTTCTCTATTCTTAGGCATTATCGTGGACTTTTTTCCCTGTAAATTATGGAAATATCACTTAAAATAAAATTACTATCTGTACTACCTGAAAGTTTTACTTGAAATGAGTTTATGTTACGTGCTTCAGAGGACGTGTTGGGTTTTAATTCTAATGTGCTAAAATCTGATTGATTACTTAATTTTGGATATACTATAATATTATCCCAAATAGTAGTATCTCCATTATCTTGAACGCCACTACCTTCATATAATATTAAAAAAGTAGTAGTACCAGTTGCTGTAAAAGTAAAGCTAAATTTAGTATCTGATGTCATAGCACTTTGCGAACCTAAAACACCAGAGCCAAGCGAACCAGATGTTCCTACTTGAACTAATCCTTGGTCAGCAGTACCTTTAACAAAATTACCACTAACATTATAAGTAACACCAGATTCTGTTGTCATTGTATAAACAGCTTTTGCATTAGATGAACCACCAGAAGTAATTACTAATTGATTAGAACCGTTTACACTAAGTGTAGCTGTTCCATCTGCATTCCACCCTGTAGTATTACTATCAAAATTTCCATTGTCTACAAGATTAGATGTTAAAAGAACTTTATCTAAACTACTGCCACCATTTACATCAAAAAAAACATCAGGTGTGTTACCACTAGCACATTTATACGATAAAGATACTTTACGTACATGTTTTTTTGTAGCAGGATTTCCAAAATCAAAATCTTTTGTATTTAAAGTTATTGTTTGATTTTGAGAAGTAGTATCCCATTTTCTTATTAGAGCTGACGTTGTATTGCTAGCACCTTTATCTAAAACTATTAATTCTTGGTCTTTGTCTATTGCAAAGTTTGTAGACACATGGCTAGTTCCTGAATCTCCTTTTGTCCAGCTTCTAGTTGGTATGTGATATAAATACATATCATCAGTAGTGCTTGTTGAGTCCATAACAATAATAACTCTGTTTTTTGGAGAATAACCAACTGTAGTTGTACTGTTTACAAATGCTTGCCATGTAGAGTCTTTAATAAGCTTACCGTTACGCTCTTCTAAAAGATTTATAACATTTCTACCGTCGTATAAAAAACATCCATTTTCATTTACCCATGCTACACCAAAATCAGTTTTAGTAACAGCATAAGGACCAGCACAACCTTTACCAATAAATGTATCTTCTAAAAACTCAAACTCCTTTGAAATGTTTATAAGATGCATTTTTTTATTTTTAAACTGCAATATTCTATCTGCATACTCTTGTAATGCTGTAATATCATCTCCATCATTTACTGTTACGTCTACAAAATCAGTAGTAGAAAATTGAGAAAACTTATTAACTCTTGATTTGAGCATTCTGTCGCTATACAATCTTGTTGTATTACCATCATTATATTCTACATTTCCCAAATAAACTCTTCTATTAGCTACACAAGATGTTTTATATCTTATACCAGTAGCTAAATTATTAGGAGAAACCCCATTTAATATTTCATAAGTTACATGCGCTAAGTCACTAGGGTTTGTAAACGGACCTATATCTATTAATGAATCAAAAGTTAAAGCACTAATTGTAGCGTCATCTACTGGTTCTTCGAAATCTTGAGAATAGTAAGAGCTAGTGCCAACTTTGTATCCTTTTTCAAAATCTATATCTACTACTAAATGATGTGAATTAGAATATATATTATCTGTTTGATTCCAATATATTCGCATACCTTTATATTGATTACTTATATCTGTATCTAATACACCATGATTACTTTGATGCAATAACCATATTTTAAACGCTAATTGACGATTTGAATCTGTAGTAAAACTACTATAACTGTACTCTTTTAATTTTGTTTCAGAACCATCTCTTAAAACGTAAGAATAATAAAGTTTAAAATTAGTACTTGTTATATCCCAAGTTCCTGTATGGTCAGCATCTAATCTTACAATAGCATGTTGAGTTGAAGAACTTACTGTTGGGTCTGCTTCAAATTTTACCTCTGCGTTTTGAGATGGAGCAGATAAACTATTTGAATAGTCTGTCCATGCAGTTATATCTCTTTGACCGTTTGTAGCTTCAGTATATTTATGATAGCTAGCTTTTATATATTCTCTAATAGTAGGGGCATTTGTATTTGTGAATACAGTATCAGTAGCATACAATCTACCATCTACATTATGAAATATTATTTTTGCATTTGTACCTGAACCTGCATTATTACTACTTGTTTTAAGCCTCATAACCCCTGTAAATGCTTGTGTATTATCTGATTGGTCTATTATTTGCATGCCTTCACTAATAGTTGGACTAGCAACAACTATAACAGGAAATGGTTCTACATTACCAGATTCATCAAAATCAGTAGAGTATGTATGCAAATTATAACCTGACAACGTATCAAAATTTGATATTACGCTATCTGCTATAAAAGAAGAAAATGTACCCATGGTTCTAACTTGACCACGCTCATCAACCATTAAGTTGTTAATGTCAGCTATTTCATCAGGGTCAATATCTCTAGGCAAAGAGTTATTGTTTAGACCTCCATCAAACTTATCTATTTTAAGGACTTTTTTGGGCATTAATTTTCAATCAATACTTGTAAGGATTCTTTGTACTTAGTATCAAATCTTACATACTGGTCTTGATACCAGCTATACTCTCTTACATATCTATCAACTTGTTGTGAATAATTCTGTATATCTGCTGAATAAGTACTTATTTTTTCTTGTACTTTAGCCGAGTAGTTTTGTGTGCTAGCTCTAAAGTTTTCTACTTCTAATTGATAGTCTTGTATAGAAGCTTCTAACGTTCTTACAGCGTTTTGAAGTGAAACATTAGTAGCTTCTCTCATTTTAGCAATACTAGCTCCAGTAGATTCACGCATTTTTGCTATGCTAGCATTTGTTGATGCTTGCATTTTAGATATGCTAGCACCAGTAGATTCTCTCATTTTTGCTACCGAT